AAATCAAAAAGAAGACCAAAATATTCTAATTCACAGTTACAGTCTCTTGTAAGAGAACATACTGAGACTCTACGTAAGACTAGTGCAACACAATGCATTGGCTGTAAGGGGAAGGGTGTTGTCAAAAAAGTAAGAAAAGATGGCACACCCTTCAAAAAGTATTCTAAATGTTCTGATTGTTTAGGAGAAGGTATCGTGTATACAAAGATAGCAAAGATAGCAGGGTTTAATCAAAGTCCAAAAAGTTCTAATGAAATAGCAGAAGGTGGATTTAAAACTGACAAACTTACTTTAATAAAGTTAGCATCAAGATCAGATGGTCAACTAAAAGAATTTATAGAAACTATTATTAGATTTAATGCTATCGATACATATCTACATACATTTGTCATGGGTATAAAATCATTTACTAATAGAAGTAGTTTGCTTCACCCTAAATTTATGCAATGTGTTACATCGACTGGTAGACTTTCAAGTCGTGATCCAAATTTTCAAAACCAACCTAGAGGTAAAACATTTCCTATCCGTAAAGTTGTAAACTCTAGATTTAATAATGGTAAAATTATTGAGATTGACTTTGCACAATTAGAATTTAGAACAGCAGTATTTCTTGCACAGGACAAACAAGGTATGGAAGATATAAAAAATAATGTTGATGTTCATAAGTATTCTGCTGACATCATTGGTGTATCTAGACAAGATGCAAAGGCACATACTTTTAAACCTTTATATGGTGGAGTGACTGGTACAGAGGATGAAAAAAGATATTATACTAAATTTTTAGAGAAGTATTCTGATATAAAAAAATGGCATGACGAATTACAAACTCATGCTGTAAAATATAAAGTTGTAAGGATACCATCTGGTAGAGAATATTCATTTCCATTTGCAGAAAGAATGCCTTGGGGTGGATCTAGCTATGGCACACAGATAAAAAATTATCCAGTTCAAGGATTTGCTACAGCTGACATTGTACCGATTGCTTGTATACAAATACATAAATTAATGAAAAAAAATAAAGTAAAGAGTTTACTAATCAACACAGTTCACGATTCAATTGTAGCTGATGTTTATCCTGGTGAGGAAGATGTGATGAGTAAAATATTTAAACAGGGTGCATCGTCTGTAGTATCTGTAATGAAAGATTACTATGGAATAACTTTTAACGTTCCACTTGACTCAGATTTAAAAATAGGGTACAATTGGTTAGAAATGGAGGAAAAAAAATGTATATAGGTAAAGCAAGTATAGAAGTTATTGGAGATAAATGGGTTGAAGGAAAAGAAAAACCTAAGAAAGATTCAGTTCTAAACTCTTTTAATTTTGATGATGGCATTCATGCAAAAGATTTAGCTAAATTTTTAGAACATTTACAAGAAGATCATAATCATAAGTTTTGTGGAGATGTAGATTGCCGTATTACTATTAGACAAAGGGACTATTGATATGCAAATAATAGAGAGAAATCAAATAGAGGCATTAGAAACTTTAGATGAGTTCGATGACACATCAGTTGATGGTGTTGTTGAATATCAAGAGTTAGTTTCTAATCATGGTGACATACCTAAAAAATTATATTTAAATGAAAACCATCCACACTACAATGATATGCTGTATTACGCACAAGTGGATGGTGTAACAGTAATACCAACAACAGGGAAAACAAAAGTATGCTAGATTTTTTTAAGTTTGCTTTGCAATCACCAACAGATTATATTTTAATGACTATATTTTTAATATTAGCTTTAGAAAATATAGTAAAATTAATAAAATTTTTAATAAAATAACCCTTGACTTTTTTGTAAACATGTGGTATAGTAATAACAACATAGGAGGATTGTAATATATGGACAATCAATTAATAGACACAAAAACAATGTCTGATGAGCAGATTATGAAAGCTATCGGGCAAGATTCTGGTGGAGGAGAAGTAAATAATATTCCAAGACTAGCAATCAATAGAAATCCAGAAGATGATGATGGAAATTCATTACCTGTTGGTAATTTCTACACTTACGATGCAAGTATTGGCACAAACGTATTTGGTAAACCTGTAACGTTTAGACCTTTTATAAGTGCTATGCAATACATGCATTATGAACCAGAGAAGGGTGAGTATGTAAATAGATCAATCATTTTCAAAAGTTGGAAAGAAGAAGCTATTGATATTCAAGGTGGCACTAGATGTAATAAAGTGCCATACAAAGATAGAGATAAATTATCTCCAGAAGATTTAGCTGAACAAAGAAAAATTAGATGCTATAGATTATTATATGGTCTAGTAAGTTTTGATTCTAAAACTTCTGATGGTACAGATCATAAGGTAAAAAATTTACCTACACTTTGGAGGGTAACTGGTACTAGTTTTGCTCCAGTCGGTGCTTCTATTGATCAGATTAATAAAAGAAAAAAACTAATGTTTAGTTGTACATTTACTTTAGATAGTAAAAGACAAAAAAAAGGTGGTAATACTTTTTATGTCCCTGAAATAAAAGTAAATGCTGATGCTAATTTAAAAATGTCTACAGAAGATATGGATACTTTAAAAGCATTTCAAGAAACTATTAATCATGAGAATAATCAAATAGCTGACTTGTATCAAAAAGCAAAAGATAAAAAATCAAATGGTCATGATGCTATCTCTGGAAAAATAATTGATGGAATGGATGATGAGTTACCAGATCCAGCAGAGGTCTTTGCTAAATAATGAACTCTATACTTCATAAAGTTCAGTTATACTTAGACAAAGCAACTAAAGATGCTGTAAAAGTTGATAGTAAACTTGTTGAAGAGTTTGGTGAGGCGTGTAAAAACGCCTTGCTAAAACAGTTTGCTGAACCTAGAAAAGAAAGAAAGTCACCTAGAATGAGTAGTATAGGTAGACCATTATGCCAACTTCAAATGGAAGCTAAAGGTATTAAAGGAGAAGGTGCACCATACAATTCTAAAATGAGAAATACGTTTGGTGATTTAATAGAAGCATTAGCTATATTTGTAATGAAATCAGCAGGAGTTAATATTGAAGATGAACATAAAAAAGTACAGTACGAAAAAGATGGAACCGTTATTGATGGTGAATATGATACAAAAATTGATCAAAAGATATGGGACATTAAAAGTGCCTCACCATATTCGTTTGAAAAAAAGTTTGGGGAATCTGGAGGTTTTGAAGCAGTTGCAGAAGACGATGCCTTTGGTTATGTACCACAAGGTTATTTATATTCAGAGTCATTAAAACTTCCGTTTGGTGGTTGGATTGTTGTTAATAAATCTACAGGTGAGTGGACTGTTTGCGAGACACCTGTTGCTGATAATGAGTATAGAATTAAAGCATTATCTTTAGCAATTAATAATGCTAAAGCATTAAAAAATAATGAACCATTTAAAAAATGCTATGAAGATATAGAGGAAACTTTTCGTAGTAAAAAAACTGGTAATAGAGTTTTGGGCACAGTATGTTCTTTTTGCCCATACAAACTTCCTTGTTGGGGAAGCAAAGTGCAATTGTTGCCACAGCAACAGTCGCAAGGGAAAAACCCTAAGTGGGTTTGGTATACTGAAGTAAACAATCCGAGGAAAGATGAAAGTACGCAGTCGGAAAGCTAAGGGTCGTAAACTTCAAGATTGGGTAGAGAGTAGTCTAAGGGGTCTATTTTCTACCCTGACCAATGATGATATTAGAACTGCTATCATGGGTGAGAGTGGTGCAGATGTTAAATTATCCCTTAAAGCTAAAGAAATTTTTCCATTCGATATTGAATGTAAAAATGTTGAAACATTTAAAAATGTTTACAGGGCATACGATCAAGCAAGTAATCATGGTAATTTAGAACCATTATTATTTATAAAAATAAATAGGCAAAAGCCTCTTGTAATATTTAGTGCTGAACATTTTTTTAAAATTATTGGAGAACAAAATGTCAAAAAAGAAAAAAATATTTACAATAGATGATGCTATAAAAGTTATCATAACACCTTGGGATAAAGGGTTTAGTTGTGGTATACTATTTGGTAAAAATGCAAAAGACTTAGAGTTTGAAGAAGATATATGTGCAATTATTGCTAGGGGTATGATTAAACATGCAACACTAGATCCGCATACTACATATTTGCTTGGCTTAAAAGGCTTTGCAGAAGACAAAGCAAAAACAACAATAGACGATGTTTCTATTCCATTGCCAAATGAAGATGCAATATTTGATGATGAAAACGTTATAGATTTTTTAGAAGCATTAAAGAGAAAAAAAGATAGGGAGTTAAACTAATGGCAACGCATTTAGTTATAGGTGATCCTCATTGCACACCTGGTACAAGCAATGAAAGATTTTTATGGGCAGGTAGAGTGGCTAAAGATATAAAAGCTACTCATGTAATATGTATGGGAGATTTTTGTAGTGTAGATTCGCTATCATCATACGACAAAGGTAAGATGTCTTTTGAAGGTAGACGTTTTAATAAAGATGTTGAACATACAGAAGATGCACTTGCAAAATTTAATAAAGGTTTGGGTAGTTACAAAGTTAAAAAAACTATGATACTAGGTAATCATGAAGATAGAATCGACAGAGTTGTACAAGATAATCCAGAGTTAGAAGGCACAATATCTATCTCTGGTTTAAACTATAAAAAATTTGGATGGAAGCAAGTTCCATTTAAACAAATTAAAGTTATTGATGGTGTGCATTATGTGCATTACTTACCCTCTGGAGTTATGGGCACATCTATATCTGGTGAAAATGTAGCAAGAACTATTTTAAATAAGCATAAAGTTTCTGCTACAGTGGGCCATTCACATTTATTAGATTATGCAATATCAACTACACCACTAGGTAAAAAATTACATGCTTTATGTGCTGGATGTTACTTGACTCATAAAGAAAGTTATGCTAAAGGTACACAACACTTATGGTGGAGTGGTTTAATTATGAAATACAATGTTAGTAATGGGTCATATGATTTAGAAACAATGTCTATTAAACAGGTTAAAAAATTATATGGTTGATAATGTAAATTCACCGAAGCATTACTTGCAAGGTAAGCGTGAAACTATAGAAGTCATACAAGATTATATGACTAGAGATGAATTTGTCGGTTATTTAAAAGGAAATATTTTAAAGTATGTTGGCAGATTTAAATTTAAAGGTAATCCATTAGAAGATTTAAGAAAATCAAAATGGTATCTAAACAAACTAATACAGGAGGTAGAAAAGTGGGAGCAGTAAAACAATGTCTAACAGAAGTTGAAGATATTATCTCTGAATGTATGGGAGATAAACTAAATCTTTCAGAAACAGTAGAGTATTGTAAACAACAATTTAAAAAAAAAGGTGTGTACAATCCATATCTTACTGATAAAAAATTAATTAAAAAAATATATTTATCTTGGACAAGGGAGGTTGTAATATAATGACAACAGCAGTTAGATTAAATGCTTTTTTTGATGCATTGGTAAAAAGATACAATGCAGAAATTGCAGAAGCAAGGGCAACAATAAATGTATACTTAGAAAATCCTGTAGCTATAGGAGAGCATCCACAGTTTATTGATGAGATAAATAAACAACTAAATAAATGGTCTGATGCTCGTGATAAAATAAAAATAATAATGGAGTATTACAATGACAATTAATAACACAAATTTAAAAGAAAAAAAGTATGTATTACCATCTAGTATTTTAAAAGAATTATTTAAATATTTAATGGCTAAACCATATGGAGAGGTAGCAAATGTTATGGGAGCACTTGCAAAATTAACAGAAATAGAGGAGAGTACGAGTAATGTCGGAGAAAGAGAAAACAAAAAAAATACCAGATAGTATAAAAAATCATGTGGGCTTATTATTTGAATTAAAAATTGGACTTGGTGCTAATAACAATATAGTATTAGATTATGGAGGTAAGCCTGTAGGTAAAATTAGAGAAGCACTAAAAGATTATAAATATCATGGCAATATGTGTGCAGCAATTATAAATCATTGTAATGTGGTAGGTAAAAAACTTGAAGAAGATATTAAAAAATTACTTCAAACAATTTAGTTGGAGACATAATTTTATTATGGACTTTGCAGAAAAATTAAATTGTAAATTAAGTAACTGGTTTTGGAATGTTAGGTGGTCAGATCGTAGACATTATAACAGCCAAAAAAAAAGACGCTCATAGGGTGGTTTGAGTCCACCGAGCGTCTTGTGTTGCCTTGGGG